ACAATGTAATAGTCATTAGACCCATCGTTAATAAACACATCCATGTTGATTTGGGAAGTTGTAACATTAGCAATGTTGATACCTATAAGAGCATCATCGGAATTGGCTGTACGCATAGTTACTGCGGCTGTGCCTACATTCCTTGCAATGTTTCTTTCAAAATCCTGTGCCATGATTTCTCCTGAATACGAGTTACTTAATTATACCATATTTATGTTTATTTGTCAAGCACTAAAGTGCAATCGCCATAGCCACTGCAAAACCTGCTGTAGCACCTGTTGATGGAAGGTTGGTAAGCTGTGAGCCATCAACTGCTGGCAGTCTAGCTGACCCATCCAAAACAACTACATTACTTGCTGATGTACCTGTGTTTGCAACGGCTGCTGTACCCAGACCAAGTGATGTACGTGCGGTAGCACCTGTTTCTAAAACAAAATTAGAACCATCACCTACAATAAATCCACCATCAGTAACAGCTAATCCAGCTACATCTGCAAGCTGTGCATCATATGCTTGTACGTCACTGCCAATGGCTACACCCAAATTTGTACGTGCCGCAGAAGCAGTGCTTGCTCCTGTACCACCTGCAGCTACAGGCAAATCACCTGAAGATGTAACACCTGACAGGTCAATGGTAGGCGTAGTCAGTGTTTTGTTAGTTAGTGTTTGTGTTGCTGTTGTACCTACAATTTCTTGATTACCGCCAGCAGGTAGAGTTAGTGTGTTTGTTACACCAGCAGAGTGAGGTTGTGCTTGCAGTGTCTGTGCATGTGCATTACTAGACTCACAATAAAAATTTACTTTTGCTACACTGCCTGTGCCTGTACGTATATCAATAAGACCATCAGATATAGACACACCACCTGATGAGCCATTACCATCAAGGTTTACTACACCAGAACCGTTTGGCAAAATGTCAATGTTACCATTAGATGTTGATACAATATCCTGCCCATTAACATCTAAGTCTCCACCAAGCTGTGGAGATGTATCAGCGACTACATCAGACAAACCACCTACAGATGATACCAAATTAGTAACAGGTATTTTTCTTAAAGCAGATGCTGAGTTATCAAAGAATAAAAGTAAATCGTTTGTTGTATCTACTGTAGTTTCTTGTGTTTGCCCTGTGATGACATTGGCATTAACCATCGCTGTTTCAACAGCATCATTAGCAATAGTTACTGCACCAGCACTA